AAGTATTGACGGCGATGACGGTATTGACGGCGATGACGGTATTGACGGTATTGACGGCGATGACGGTATTGACGGCGATGACGGTATTGACGGTATTGACGGCGATGACGGTATTGACGGTATTGACGGTATTGACGGAACTGATGGGACTGATGGGACTGATGGGACTGACGGGACTGACGGGGCTGACGGGACTGACGGGGCTGATGGTGCTCAAGGAGAACGGGGTTATAGTGGCATGTTTGGAGGATCTCCCTTAACAAGTCTTTCTTCCGTTAATTATCAACCCTTAAAGTATCAAACGGATCTTTTAAACAGAGTTAGCTTATTTGATTTTATAGACTACAATCCTCTTAGGAACTTGAAATGACATATTTAGAATTAGTAAACGGAGTCCTAAGAAGGCTCAGAGAAGATCAAGTAGGCTCCGTTAATCAAAACCCTTATTCAGCTCTTATCGGTGATCTTATTAATGACGCTAAGAGGACTGTGGAGGACGCTTGGGATTGGTCTGCTCTGCGCACCACCCTTACTATCTCCACAACAACGGACATCTTTAACTACGTGCTTACAGGCAGTGGTAACAGGATTAAGATTATTGACGTTATCAATGACACGTCCAACTGGTTTATGACTTACAAAGACACGCATTGGATGGACAATGCTTTCTTAAACCAAACACCGCCTAAGTCAAGCCCTACGTTCTACAACTTTAACGGTGTGGACACTAATGGAGACACTCAGGTTGATCTGTATCCTATTCCTAACGCTGCTTACACTATCCGAGTAAACTGCGTCCAACGTAATCCTGACTTAGTTAATGATGGTGACAAGCTTCAAATCCCACACATGCCTGTACTGCACTTAGCATTGGCTTTGGCTTCCAGAGAGCGTGGGGAAACTGGCGGTAGATCAGCAGGGGAAATGTTAGCATTTGCTCAGAACTATATGTCCGATGCAATTGCTTTGGACGCATACAAGCACCCAGAAGAAACTATCTACAGGGCGGTCTAAGCAATGGCTCAGGACAGACAAAACATAACGATTGCAGCCCCTGCGTTTAGAGGTTTAAACACACAGGACTCTCCGCTTAGTTTGGATGCTTCCTATGCGTCCATTGCGGATAACTGTATTATTGACCAGTACGGTCGTATAGGCTCTCGTAAAGGGTTTACAGCACTTACTTCAAGCACAACTCCTATAGACGGTAGTAACGGCATTGAAGTTATTAAAGAGTACATTAACCCCACAGGTGCTAACGTTATTCTTTCAGCGGGTAACAATAAGATATTCACAGGCACTACTACCCTTACTGACGCAACCCCAGCAGCTTACACAATTACAACTAATAACTGGAAGATGGTAAACTTTAACGACCATCTATTTATGTTTCAGTTAGGTTATGAGCCTTTAGTCTACTCAGCGCACACAGGCACTGTACAAAAGATGTCTGCACATACCCATGCCACAGGTACACCACCACAGGCTAATGAGGCATTAGCAGCCTTTGGTAGACTCTGGGTAGGTGACTTTTCAGCGGATAAGTCTACACTTTACTGGTCTGATCTGTTAGACGGAACTGCATGGTCTGGAGGCTCTACAGGCTCCATTGACATCTCTAAGGTATGGCCTAATGGAATGGATGAGATTGTTGCATTAGCGGCTCACAACGGTTTCTTGATTATCTTCGGTAAAAACTCCATTGTTATTTATCAAGGGGCTGTTGATCCTTCCACGATGTCTTTGGTGGACACAATTGAAAATGTAGGTTGTGTTGGTAGAGACACTGTACAGTCCACAGGTACTGACTTAATCTTTATGTCCAGTGAAGGCTTACGCAGCTTTGGTAGAACTATTCAAGAAAAGTCAATGCCCGTTAGGGATATTAGTAAGAATGTCCGTAATGATTTATTAACTATTAACGCAGCACAGGTCAATAGCCCCTTACGCTCCATATACAGCCCAGAGGAAGCATTCTACTTACTGTCTTTTAGTGACTCTAAGTACGTCTACTGCTTTGATATGAGGACTGCTCTGGAGGACGGGGCGCATAGGGTTACTACATGGTCAGACACAACCCTAAGAGCCTTTGAGAGGACTCAGGACGGCTTATTGTACGTAGGAAATACCAATGGTATTGCTACTTACAGTAACTATCAGGATTATGGCTTGTCCTACGATATGAGTTACTTTAGTAACCCACTTTCCTTTGGGGACAGCTCTCGTCTTAAAATACTTAAAGAAATTATCATTACGTTTATTGGTGGTCAGGGAGCACAGGCAGTTGTGAACTGGGGCTATGATTACAGTCAAGCCTATACTAAACAAATTGTTGAGATTAACTCTGGTAGTAAGACTGCGTACTATAACGAAAGTGAGTATAATGTGTCTACTTCAGAGTACAGTGCTTCAATCATTGTGGACAGACCGAAGACTAAAACAACAGGTTCAGGAACGGTAGTAACCATAGGTATGGACGCTACTATTAATCAAAATGCGTTATCTTTGCAAGAACTTAATATTCAAGCTTTAATAGGTAGGATGATCTAATGAGCAATTACACAAAGACTACAAACTTTACAGCCAAAGATACTCTTCCTACAGGAAATGCAGCGAAGATTATTAAGGGTGCTGACTTTGACACTGAGTTTGATGCTTTAGTTACAGCAGTGGCATCAAAGGCTAACTCAGCAAGTCCAACATTTACAGGAACAGTTACGATACCAACGCTTAATGTAAGCGGTACGCTAACTGCGGGAACAATTACTGGAGGTACATACTAATGGCTCTTATTGATGACTTATTAGGGCTAGGCTTTGATGTAACAGCCGCCAAAACAATGATGGACTCTATTAAAGAGTTTGGCACAGGCGCGGAAACAAGAGCTGGCGAGATTGGCACTGAAGCTTATGACGCTATGCAGTTTAAACCGTTCACTGTTACTTCAGGAGTAGGTAGCACAACTGCTGATGCTACAGGTGGCTTTACAACAAGTTTGTCTCCTGAGCAACAAGCTCTTCAAGACACTTTGTTTGGTGGTTCTTCTGGTTTAGCAGGGCAAGCCACAGCAGCTTATGACCCCATCTACGAGCAATTAGCTAATCAAGCATACGGTGGTGTTAGTGGCTTAATGACTCAAGCTCAAAAAGCAGCTTTCGACGCTGGTAGCATGGACAGAGGTGCTAGGGAAGAGCAAGTATACGGGCAGCTAAGAGCCTTACAGTCCCCTGAGGAAGAAAGGCAGCGTTTAGCCTTAGAGAATCGTTTAGCCTCTCAGGGGCGCTTAGGTACGCGCACAAGCCAGTTTGGAGGTACTCCAGAGCAGTTAGCAATGGCTAAGGCTCAGTCAGAGGCTCAGAACCAAGCGTCCCTCATGGCTATGCAGCAGTCAGGTGCTGAACAACAGCAAGCACTCCAGAGAGCCGCTGGTTTACAGGGTTTAACTTCAGGTATGTTTGGAATGGGTACGCAAGCTAGAACGACCCCCAGACAGATACAAGGCATGGACTTACAGAACTTAGCTGGAATGATGCAGGCTGGTTATGCTCCAGAATCACAGCTTCTAAACCAGTTGCAAGCGGGTACTAACATTGCTAACATAGCTGATACAGCGCGTAGACAAGCTGCAATGGAAAGAGCCGAGTCTCAGATGTCTGGTTTAAGTGCTAACTTAGAAGCTCAGAAGCTTAGAGGTGATATCTTTAAGCAAGCTATAGGTTCTGCTGGGAACATTATAGGTGGCGGTGTGAGCGGTGGCGGTTTGTTTAGTAGTCTGTTAGGTAAAATAGGCGGTTCTGGTGGAGATATACCTTTTGTACCCCCATGGTTAGAAGATTTACTAGGAATTTAAAATGGCTAAATTATCAGAAAGTTTATTTCAAAGCATTAGAGACTTTGGAAGGCAAGATCCTGCATCCCCTGCCCGTCAGTTAGCTCAAGCTTCTCCGTACAAGCAAATGGGAACCACAGACCCCCTAGCTCGTCGTGTGGGCAGTTTGTTTGGCAACTTAGGGGTAGACACAAGCTATATGCAAACGGGGCAAGAACGTGCTGGGGCAGCAATGACTGAAGCTAGCAAGGGACAGTTTGAGTCTCCTGAGGGTCGTATGATTGCTATGTTAAAAGCTCAACTTCCTAACCTTACCCCTCAAGCTCAAATAGAGTCTATGAAGCAGATAGGGGAACTAACAACTATTGAGCAATCAAGGGTAAAAAACTCTGCTTTAGAAGAAGAAGCTATTGTGCAAGAAAGAGGCAAACAGGCTTTGTCTAAGTTTGCAACAGCTAGAGGTATGGATTTAACAACTCCAAAAGCAAGAGAAGGTTTTTTTAGAATTGCAAACACCTATAAGATTCCTACGGACGAAGCAACTGCTATTTATGACTCTTTAGCAGATTCTGGAGATCCAAGAGAAGACATTGTTGTTATAGGAAACAGAGCGTTTAATAAACGTACTCAAAAGTTTATTAGTCCTGAAGAGGCTACTAAAACACTTCCTTTGAATCAATTAAAAGGTCTATTCACTCCAGCTTCTATAGCTTCTTATGTTAAATCAGGAAAAGAAGACGATTTATTACCTATTAATGAAGAGGAAGGAGGCCAAGAAGACAGGCTTGTTTCTGCTTTACAGGTTTTAGATAATACTTTAGAAACTGCCGATAAAGCTTTAGGACTTACTGAAGAGTATTGGGCTGGTACGTATCCTCTTGCCCAGTTCGTGCCAATGACTTCGGCTAACGAACTTAAGACTTACGTAACAACGCTGCAATCAAATCTAGCATTTGACCGTCTAAAGAAAATGAGAAACGACTCTGAAACAGGGGGTGCTTTGGGGCAAGTATCTAATATAGAACTAGACCTTCTAAAATCCTCTGTATCAGCTCTTTCTCCTGAATCTAGGAACTTTGAAGAGCAGTTAAGAACTGTTAAAAAATCATATGAGAATTTTAAAAGAGGTTTGTTGGGGCAAACTCCTGAGGGTGCAAATTACTCTACTGACCCTGAGACTGGTATTCTATATTATGAGTCAGAAAACGGAGATTTTATTGATCTTGCTGAAAGAGCTAGACAAGAAAGATTACAAGGCGGTTTAGGCGTTAAATAAATAGCGTAATAGGAGAATTTATAATGGCTGTCGTAACTGACCCACAATTAATAGAACGTCTTAAGAGGCTTAAATCAGTTAAGAAAACGCCCGATAATTCTAGCAATGTTTCCGCTGGGCTTGTAACCGACGAAGCGATAATAAAAAGACTACAAGCTCTTAAAGTAAAACAAGTTGAAAAAAAACAAGGGTCTACTGAAGAATCTACAGTATCTGCTGTTCCTGAGGGAAGTGCCTTTGGAGACTTTTTTAGAACTGTTGCAGCAGTGGGGTCTAGTGCT